ATATCATATAAATATACGGAATCAAAGACATTCGTCCAACCATTCCGATGGAATTTCTTTCTTTGACCACAACCAACCCTTTTTATCACAGTATTGGGCATATGTTGTTTTACTACCCTTGTAGAGTTTTGCATTTGGATTCTGAAAGACGAATCGGATGTCTATATCGGGATGTTGTTTGAATACAAAGTCCATCTTTTCTCTGTCTACCTTTACCCAACGACCTTTTGTTTCGATGTAAAGTTTACCACCATTTTTCTTCGGTAAAACAAAGTCGGGTGTGTAGGTGTGGTTTGTGGCTGGTTTTATGTAAGACAACTTTTCAGTTTCATACCCGTAGAGTTTTTTAGCGGATTTGAGTGATTCGTTTATTGTGTCTTCCAATCCACTTTTGAAACCATGTTTTATCGCAACTGCATTTCTTTTCATTATAACCTCTTTAGATCAGACATCAAATCTGATGATAACATTCATGTCCACGTCATCTCTTTTTTCAAGTGGACTACTCATTTTTGCAATAGCAATCAGTTCATACTTATCGTTATACAATCCAATTGTTGTAAAATACGGATTAAAGAACGAACTTGTTGCAAAGTCTTTTATCTTATCAAATGTTGGTACATTTCCTTCAATTATCGTTGGATTTTGAGTAAAATTATACTCATTTTTTCTGATTTTACAAACTATTTCATGTTCATAAAATGTTGTTGTACTCTTGAATCTTGCAGAAAAACCGTCGGTTCTTCCATTATAATCATAATTACCACTTCTACCTAATAATGAGTTATGATATTTTGGTCTTGGGTCTGATACAACAATTACACCGTCTGGATAAAAGACATTACCGACGATATTTGTTTGGTAAGCATAACCAAGATCGTAAGAATTATCGGCAAGAGCACTAATTTGTGCTGATGTTAAAGCTTTTTTATAGATTCGCATCTCATCCAAAGATGCAGAAAGAATACCACTCGTTGTTCCATTACCACCAATAAACATTTCATGTTCGTTATTCACGTTCACAGGTATATCGATACTTGAAGTAGCATCGATAACACCGTTTATGTAAATACTGTAAAGGCTTCCGCTCTTTTGACAAAGTACATGATTCCAACTCCCTGTTGCAAGTGAAGAAGAAGATGTTAGTTCTAATGTCTGTAAACCAGATGAACGACCAAACACAACTTTATGTGGATTTGGCGATGTGTAATTGTTTATTTTTACGTCAAATGGATATTGGAATGTTTTTTGTTCTTGGTACTCCGTTACACTTGCACGAGTTTGTGTATTTCTATAATCTACAAGTTTCATCGTATTTTTATTTATGACGTCGTTGTAGGTATAGTTTACATTTGATTGTGTGGCCGGCACATTTACCCAGAAACTAATTGCAAAGTTTTGTTTTGGTTGGATGTTGAAATTTTCTTTACTAACAACCTTAAAATAACCACCGTTTAATTGAGCAGATGTTCCACTTGAAGAAACAGGTGAAGTCGTCGGTATTCCCGGTATAAATGAAATTTGTTTTGGATAAACATAGTCAATTTGATTTTTAACAGGACTATAATCCATCACACCAAGAGTTTGTTTGTTTCTGAAATTATATGCTCGGTATTGTTCGTTGAATCCCATGTTTAGGATGCAAAAATCATCACCTATTAACTTTGTTGTATCATAATCACCATCGACCAAGTTTCCATTTGTGTCATCGGTTAGTGTGTATGCAAAGTATGAAGAAGAACCATAGTGGTCTATTTGTACAGAACCAGGTTTTATTCTTTCACCAAAAACATTTTGTGGTATGATTATAGTAGAACTTGACTCATAAAGAAAAGTTTTCGTAAATGAACCAATCAACTTTGGTGGTTCATTTCCTCTGTCAAAATTATCGTAATAATTGTGGTCTAAATAATACCAAAGAAGTTTTGGGTCAAGACTTTGAGTTGTGAATGTTCGCTCGTAAATAGAAGAAGATATATTTGCAACACCACCGAAGTATTTATCGTTTTCTGGATAAAGAGCTCGGTATACTTTTATTCCGTAACTTTCATAGAACGTTGATACACCGGCAAATGTCTCAGAATGATCACTTGCAATTCTCCAATTCTTAAATGTCTGAAATGGTTTTACTTCGTAATCTCCTTTTTTGAGATTCTTGTAAACAAGAGACACCATATTTCCACGTTGGAATTCCATTAATTTAATCTCACTTTCACTTCGAAGACGTATGATTTTGAACTATTTTTCAATATAGGATTCTTTACCTTACCCACCGCAACCAATGAACCAGCTTTGTTGTAAAGACCAATGGTGGTTATGTATGAATGAGGATCCCTTCCAAAATAAGTATACTTCAAATCATTATCACTACCAGAAACATAAGTTGGATTTGTTGAATAGTTAAATTCATTTTGCCCAACTCTACAAAAATACGTTTCTTTAACTACCTTTTCACTTGAACGAGCAAAAAATGAACCAGAAAAACTACGGCTAACGGTAGTTGAGGCGGAACCACTTATTGATAGGAATAATTTATAAATGTTATCACCATCAATTGAGGCAGTAACAGTGTTGAAAGAACAAGATTGATCCAACACATTCCCATCTAACACAATTAGACCTATTCTTGGAAACACCACACCCCATGCGTTATCACTTTCTTCACCATATACACCATCTCGTTTTGAACCAGATGTAACGTAATACCATTCTTTCAAACTTTTTTCATCGGTTGCATTTTGTTTTGCATCCCAACTCTCGTCTATAAGAGTGTATATCGTAGTCGAAGATTGATTTAACGTACAGTTACTTCCAGTGTTGTATAATTGATTGACACTCGAAGAAAGTGGCGAAACACAAAGTTCAAAGTTTCCTGGGTCTAACATATCTTTGAATTGGTCTCTATCCATCTGAATAAAGTAAACAGAATCACCGTTCACTCCATTTTTGAATTCAAATTTTGTTGGTCTTGCCTTACTTGAAGTTGGATTTGGTTCATAGCATTCTAATAGGTATTTTTTATACATTACCTGCGATGGTCTTGTTATACCCCCTTGAATTAAATGATATGAACCAGAGCCAAATCTATGACCATAAGAAATATCAAATTGATGATAGGATTCCGCGGAATTTGGTAGTTTGTTGTAAACAGATAAGTAAAATTTATCATTAGTTAATCCGTTTGAACCCGTAAAAAAGGTATGTAGACTTTCCCCTGCACACTTCCAAAGTGGTGTTGTTCTATACTCGATTGTTGGTGATGATTTGTGAATAATCCGTGAAAGTGTTTTTGTGACGTATGTTCCATTATCATCATCTACTAAAACACCACCACCAAAATCATCAATTACATCATCAATCAAATCACGTAAATCACCAGTTCCAGTTAAAACAGATATTAGTTTTTCACCAGTTATTGGTTTTGTTAAGTCCCCATCCTCATAGACATCAAATTTAACAACCATCTTATGTGTTGCTTCCGCCTCGTCAAACGGTGTATATTCAACTTCAAAGGTTTTACTTTCACCAGGTTGAAGTTCAAAATTCGAAATAGGGTTTACTATTGTAAAATATTTATCAGATTTTGGATTGAAGTCTGTTACGACTAATCTTGTTTCACCCCTGTTTTCTACCAACAATGATTTTGTTTGTTTTGTTTCTAAAGGAACTATTCCCCAAGATTGATCATTTGCGTAAAAGTTAGAAATCTTTTTTGGTGGACATTTTTCTAAATCAGGTACAGCTATCGTGTTTATAAGATTATCTATCTCTTCTTTTGTATTTGTTGGTGGAAATACAGTAGATTCTACAATCTCAGGTTCACTTTCAAATGGTATAAAAAACGTTTTTGGATCATTTACATTTCTGTTATCGTTTATGAAAAAATCACCAGAAACTTGTAAAATATCACCATTACCATCCAACCAACAATTCACAAGTATAACCGGATATTTTACTGTTTTCTCTCGAGCAAAAGTTGTGAAGTTTGCTTTCAAACAAGGATAACCAAGATATCCAAGATTTTTATTCAGTTCTTCTGATATTGGTTTTGATTCTGATATTTGAACCTCATTCTCAAATTGAGGTATTCTACCATCTTGATCTTCAAGGTTTCTATCTTTTGTATAGGTAATAAGATTGTTTATGTAAGCTGGACTACCACCTACAAATAAACCAGGTATTGTTGGATTTCCTGATAAAAGTTGTGGTGCACGGGTATATGGTGCCAGTCCTTTTGAAAACTGTTCTATTTTTTCAAGAGAGTCAAGTGTGATAATCTTTTCTGTCATATCACCAATTCAATCTTATTTTTATTACCAAATCAGTATCAAAGTTTTTCTTTACCGGTTTACTCAATTTTGCAATAGCAATCAATTGTCTATCACTATCGTAAAGACCGACGGAAGTTATATATGTTTGTGGATCATCTATAAAACACTTGTCAAATATTTGGTTCAAAGAACTACTAACAAATGTTGGATTGTTGCTATAATTGGTGTAATTTGGAAATACTCTGACAAAATAATGTGTAGTTGTCTTGTATGTTATATTTCTTGCCGCCATATAATGATTTTCTGTTCTACCTGTTGTTGGTGAAGCTGCTCCACTTATAGAAGTAAGTAATTTGAAAGCATTATCACCAGCGATATTACTACCGGTTACCGTATTAAATCCTAAAATTTCGTTTAATCGTTTTGGATGTAGTAATATAACACCAATTTGTGGGTATACTTTTCCGTATGTGTTAACAGAAGCGTTTTCATACACACCACCATTTAGTGAACCAGAAACAAGATTGAATGATACCAACTCACCACCATCACAAACCATACCTTCATTATATTGTCCTGAGTCATCTATGAATGACATGACGAATGGACTACCAACTTTTACATTGCTTCCCGTGTGGTAATTATTTGCATAAAAACTACCGCTCAAGTATGACATATTTATTTGGAAGTTTCCGGCATCTAATCTATCACTTAAACCATTTCTGTAAAAATTCATTACATAAACATCGTCTGATTCTACGTCTGTACTTTGACTTACAAATGAGAATTTAGGTAGTGTATGTCCACTACTTGTTGTATATGTTGCACCATCAAGACAGATTAACTGATACTGTGAGTATACACTATCGGTAGGTGATTTTGTAAATTGATACTGGTCTACTTTAATTGAACCAGAACCTGCATAATGACCGTAAGATACCGCAAAATAAGGGTCTCTACCACAGTTATCACAATCGGTTATATCATAATAATAAGCCTTTGATTCCGTTGGTTGTGTTGAACTTGTAAGATAACAAAGTAAATTTTCTTGGTTATTAAATAATCCCTTTGTTATGTATTTACGTCTACCTTGTATAACGTCTTTCTTCCTATCCAATGGGTGAAACACCTTTGGTGATTCTTCATCAACACATCTTGGATCAATTATTTCTCTACGCTTAATATGTGTTATAGTGTTTTTAACATCTTTTCGATATGCTAACCCAATTTTTTTATCACCATAGTAACAGTAAACATCTGCTATTTGTACTTCCTCGCAACCACACGATTCTAAAAGTATCCATTCCGCCGTTGACATATCGAATTGCAAACGAGAACGATTTGCGGGTGGTATGAATGAAACATTCGGATCATCTGGTGCATAATCAGGGAAAAATTCAGCATCTTGACAACAATTTGAAGCAGGGTCATATTCCCGTGTATTTGGTATAGACACACCCTTACTTGCCGGTTGAGTTGTTATGTATGCAGTGAAATCACCGAGTCCACCTGTTATTAAAATTGCACCATCTGTTCTATAACAGATTTTTAATTTTACATATTTTGTTTCTACATCAACTTGATAATCCGCAATCTTTTCACGTTCACATGGAAAACCAATGTCTACCAAATTTCTAAAACTTTCTGTTCCAGGAATTGGTCTACGTGTATTTTCAAGAACTGTTCTTGTTGCGTTATATTCTAGAAGTTCTTCAAGTGAAGTTAAAACAATTACTTGTCCTCTATCATTTACTTCATATCTTGGAGTTCCTCTTCGAGATAATCTACCTGGAACTGTTGTGTTTGTTCCGGCATCAAGTTCTCTTACCGTTTCAATAGCGTCTATCGTTATACAGTAAGGAAAGTCTGGTGGATTACCTGGCTCTTCTTTTGTGAGTTCACATGGACCGTCATACATACAACCAGTATATATTACATCCCATGTTGGATTACCGTCACCATCTCT